TATGGATTCGAAATTATTAGTCGGATTAATCAAAGAAGTTGTAAAAAACGAAGTTAAGCAACAAGTCAAAGAAGAATTGGCAAAATTGATTAAGTCCGGCGCAGTTACATTGAACAAAGAAAAAAAGCAGCCTTCATTAATGGATTTAACAGAAGTTAAAAAAGAACCTGTCAAAAAAGAACAGATTACTTTTAATAAACCTATACAAAAACTAACAAATAATCCAATATTAAATGAGGTGTTAAGTCAAACTCAACCATTTACCGCAGCACAAAGAGCAGAAGGTGGTATGATGGATGAAAGTTCTGTGTTGGATATGATACAACCTCAAAAATATGAAGAAGATGGTTGGGAAACTATGGATTATAGAAAACAACAGGCTCCACAGCAAATTCCACAAACAGATAATGCCGGATTAGATGCATTACAAAGGGCACTAAACAGAGATTATACTCAGTTAGCAAAAGTATTTACAAAACAAGAAAAAGAAAAAGGATTAAGATAAAATGTCAATTGAGATAGGAAAAGTAAATGTAACTGATTTAAAAGAAAATAATCATAAAATATTGGGTATCGGAATTAATACGGCATCCGATAAAGGGGGTATTTTTTCTGTAAATTATACAACATTATCTCAAGCAAAAAATAATCTTATAAATTTAATAATGACTAGAAAAGGTGAAAGAGTAATGCAACCTGATTTTGGGTGTGATATTTGGAAACTAATATTTGAGCAAATTGTTGATACGGAAATAGATGGTAAAATTGAGTTTGCTATAAATGATGCAGTTTCAAAATGGTTGCCATATATTAACATAGATGAAATAATATTTGATTATGATAGTACATCTATTGATAAAAATACAATAAGTTTAGATATGAAATTTTCTTTAAGGTCAAACCCAAATTTAAGAGATTCAATTAGTTTAAATATAAAACAATAAATAAAAAATGGCTATTAAATCTACTGATAAAAATTGGGGTAATAAAAAAGATATAAATTATGTTGGTAAGGATTTTGCTTCCTTAAAAGAAAATCTTATTGATTTTACAAAAACTTATTTTCCAAATACATATTCAGATTTTAATGAAGCTTCTCCTGGTATGGTTTTTGTGGAAATGGCATCATATGTAGGAGATGTTCTTTCATTTTATCAAGACGTTCAATTAAAAGAATCATTACTTTTACATGCTACTGAAAGGAAAAATGTAATGTCTCTTGCGCAATCAATGGGATATAAACCAAAAGTAACCACACCAGCTGTAACTACATTAACAGTTTATCAACTTGTACCATCCGCTGGAGCTCCAAATTACGAACCAGATGAAAGATTATTTTTAAGAATAAAAGAAGGTTTGGAGGTATCAACAAATACAGGCATTATTTTTAGAACAACCGATGTAGTTGATTTTTCTGAAGAAACTGATAGAGAGTATGACGTTTATGAAAGAGATAATAGTGGCTTACCTACTTTTTATTTAGTAACAAAAAAAGTAAAAGCGATTTCAGCTATTGAAAAAACAACAACAGTAAGTGTTCCATTAAACGAAAGAGATTATCCAAGCATTACATTATCGGATAATAATATAATATCAATAACATCTGTAACGGATTCTGATAATAACAAATACTATGAAGTTCCTTATTTAGCACAAGAAAGTATATTTGTAGAACAAGAGAATACATCATATAACGGAAATCTTTATCAAAATAATTCAACCGTTCCTTATTTATTAGAAATTCAAAAAGTTCCTAGAAGGTTTTCTATAAAGATAAATAATGATAATACTATTGATTTACAATTTGGTAGTGGAGATGTTAATTTAGCAGATGAACAAATTTTACCAAATACAAAAAATATAGGAATTGGTACTGCAAATTCAATTAGTAGATTGAATATGGGAATAGACCCATCTAATTTTTTAAAAACAAATACATTTGGTATAGCACCGGCCGGCAAAACATTAACTATAAAATATTTAGTTGGTGGTGGTGTTGAAGCAAACGTAAATTCTAATCAACTAAATATTATAAATAAAATAGAATTTGATGAAGATATTTTATCAATAAATGCTAGTTTACTACCAACGTATCAAGCGGGAAAAGAATCTTTAGCAGTTGATAATTTAGAACCAGCTACAGGTGGAAGAGGAGCAGAATCTATTGAAGAAATTAGACAAAATGCATTAGCAATGTTTGGTTCACAGAATCGTGCAGTAACTAGAGAAGATTACATAGTTAGAGCATTATCAATGCCTGCTAGGTATGGTAGTGTTGCTAAAGTTTACGTTTCTCCTGATAGTGAAGTTGATGTGGATTCACCAAACACAATTCTTTCTAGTCCAAAAAATGTTTCGGAATTTATTGGATTAGTTGAAGAATTAAAAGATAAGAATAGGCAAGAAATACAAAAGGGTATCGTAAGTTATATAAATCAAAGAAAACATGGGTTATCTCAACAAAATAATCCATTTGCTATTAATATGTATGTTTTAGGATATGACTCTAATAAAAATTTAACAAACTTAAATTTAGCTGCAAAGGAAAATCTTAAAACATATTTAAGTCAATATAGAATGATAACCGATGGAGTAAACATTTTAGATGGTTTTATAGTAAACATTGGTGTTGATTTTGAAATAGTTTGTTATAGTGATTATAATAAGAGAGAAGTTGTAACAAAATGTATAACAGAATTGCAAGAATATTTTAATATGGATAATTGGACATTTAATAAAACTATTAATATTTCTGAGTTGGAACTAGTTCTTGCAAATGTTGAAGGTGTTATGAGTGTACCATCAGTTAAAATATATAACTTATGTGCAGGAGATGGAACTTATTCGCCAAACAAATATAATATAGAGCAAGCAACAAGAGGAAAAATCATTTATCCATCTATGGACCCTTGCGTATTCGAAGTTAAATATCCAAATAAAGACATTAAAGGGAGGGCATTATAATGCATAAATTTTATAATTCAACATATGACGCAAGTGTATATCTTCAACAACCAGAACAAAACTCGGGTAGAGATGAGATATTAGAAGTGGGTAAAACTTATTATGGTAGTACAAAAGATATTCATAGAACTTTTATAAAATTTGATATTAATACAATATCACAATCCATAGCAAATGGTTCAATATCAAGTAGCTTTGTTGCATATTTAAATTTAAAATCTGCAAATGCAGAAGAAATTCCATTAGAATATACAATTTATGCAAACGCTGTTTCTCAAAGTTGGACAATGGGAACTGGCACAAAATTTGATACTATATCTACTGATGGAATTAGTTGGAAGTATAGAGATGGTGTAAATCTTTGGCAAGAAAATACGATAGCAGGAACAGCTGTATTCGCAACAGGAACAACAGGTTCTGCAAACGCTGAGGGTGGTACTTGGTATACAGCATCGCAGGCATCTCAATCATTTTCCTATGAACCCGATGATGTTAGAATGAATGTTACAAATATTGTTAAACTTTGGTTAAGTGGTTCAATACCAAATAACGGATTTATTATTAGGCATAGTTTAGCAAATGAAGAAAATGATACAGATTATGGAATGTTGAAGTTTTTTTCTAAAGAAACAAACACAATATATGAGCCAACTTTAGAATTGGTTTGGAATGATTTTAGTTTCAACACAGGAAGCTTATTACCAGTAACAGGTTCTGCTGCGGATGGTGATTATAAGGTAGTTTTGACAACTCTTAAAAAAGAATATTTAGAAAATACAAAAATTAAGATAAGAGTTAAAGGTAGAGACTTATATCCTATGAAATCTTTTGGAACTACATTTGAATATGACCAATCAAAATATTTACCAGCAACTACATACTATCAATTAGAAGATTATAGAACAAATGAAGTTTTAATTCCATTTAGTGATTATACAAAAGTAAGTTGTGATAGTACATCAAACTATTTTTATTTAGATTTGAATACTTTTGCAATTGATAGAACTTATAGAATTAAATTAAAAATAGTTGAAAACGGAATATCAACAATTATAGATGAAAGACTTTTATTTGAAGTTGTTTAAATATGAATAGTTTACAATCAATAGCAGAAAAATTAAAAAACAGAAAAGAACTGGAGTTAGAAGCCATGCTTAAAATATCAGGTTCAGAAGCTATTGAAAAGAATGAATATAATGTAACTATTGCTAATGATAAAACATCCGCATCATCCTTTATTTTTAAACCACTTATTAAAAGTAAAATAGATAATGAGGAATTACAAAAAGCAATTAATGTAGAAGTAAAAGAATTAAAACCAAATCTTCCAAAAGAAATAAAAAATTTAGTTCCGAAACCATTATATGATGCTGAAGCAACTGCATCGGCGGAGTTACGAGATGAAGTTTTAGAACTTAACATTACTATATCAGAATTAAATTCAACTATTGCTGATTTAAATGCGCAAATAGAAAATGAAATAAATAATAGATTAACAATTGAACAAACAAATGATGTATTAGTAAATCAATTAAATACATTGGTGGGTACTATTGAAGATTTTTCAAAACAAATAGCAACATCATTACAAAAATCAGTTGATGAATCAATATTGAGAGCATCTTTACAATCGCAAAATACAGGATTTAAAGCACAGATAAAAGCATTAATTAAGCAAATTGATTCTCTTAATTCTATCATTGAAGGATTACAAGCGCAATTGGGAGCAGTTCAGCAACAACAGGCAATTCAACAATCAACAGCAAACGTAGCATTAGCAAGTGGTGCAGATGTTGTAAATAAAGTAGTTGCTGTAAAAATATCTCCTGAAAAAGAAAGTCCAAATTATCCAGACATTAATGGTAAAATTAATAACAAAACAAAAGCATCTGCTTGGATAGCTGGTAGTACAATTGATATAACAAACAATGATACAAAAGATGTCCAAATAGAAATAACTACAACATTTACACCAAAGCAAAGGTGGTTTAGTCTTGCAAAATCGTCATTTACAATACCAGCGGGACAGAATGATAAAGTTGCACTAACGCTTACTCCTAATGGTTGTGATTTTGATAAAAGAGATAGTAGTGTAGAACATTTTGGAACTTTAAAAATAAAAGTAAAAAGATTAGCAGATAATACCGAAGAAACGAAAGAATACAAAACAAGAGTTGGTATAATGCATCCTAAATCATACGATTAAAAATGGCAATACAAAAATATACAAACTTTGATGCAGTAAATAATAAAACTGAAAATGAAGGTAAATATCTTCAAGCGGAAGACCTATTTATTGTTTCAAAAAATGAAATAGAAGAAACCGATTTTGGTGAATGTAAGTATGATGTAATGGAAGTTGCAATTTATGATACTAATAATAATTTAATTCCACAAAAATCAGGAAATAGTGTAGCATATATAAAATCAAACGATATTGGAAATTATATGTATTCGGTTACAAATAGAAGTGGAAAAAAAGAATTAGTCATAAATTATAAAAAACTTTTAAATACATTGGGATTTAGAAATGGTATATTTAAACTTAATTTAAATTTTGTTAGATATAAAGTTGGTAGTGAAAATGAATTAGAAAGGGTTTGGATTCAAGAAATATCACCATCAAGAGAAGAAGTTAGAATTTTACCTCTAAAAACTAAATTTAAAAACATAACAGAAAAAAATCAAAAAGAGTTTGATAATATAAATAATTTAAATAAAGATTTTAAATACTATAAAAAATCTATTTTTAATTCTTTAGCATCTTTTGAAAATAATTTTTTAGAAAAAATTGATTCTATTTTGGAAACAAAATTTGGCAAAGATTTTTTTAATATATTAAAAAAAGATTTTGGTTTAAGTAAATTCGCTAATTATAGAAAAAAAATATTTGAAGATTACAAAATATCAGTTGAACACTATCTTAATAACAAATATTACGATATAAGTGAATCAAATTTTGGAAAACCATCCGAAATTAGATTTGAAGAATGTGAAACTTATGATTTTAAAACTATATCAGATGATATATCTAATATTTTATTTTTATGTATTCAACAAAATACAAAAAATTTAAAAAGAAGAGATGTATCTGTTAAATCTTCACCAAAAGAATTTTTAAAAGTAGAAACACAAAAATTAGTTAAAGATTCTGTTGATGCATTTGAAACACCTGTTAAATTGGTTAAAAATGTTTTTCAACCTGAAAAAATAGTTGTTCCACAAAAAAAGGAAGAAATAAAAGAAAAAGAAGTTAAATTGGATGTAGTACCAAAACCAAAACCAGAACCCATTCCTATTGAAATTAAAGAAGAAGAACCCATTAAAATAATTCTTCCACCTAAAATAGAAGATAATCCTATTAGGAGTGGAGGAGGAAGACCAAGTTTTAATCAGGACATTAGACCGTATTCTTTTGATAATGAAATTAGAAATGATAGGATGGTATTTGATGGTAATAGAGATGCAATGAATGAATAAAATATTTATATAAACGATGGCACAATTTTATGACCCAAATGAACTAGGTGGAAATCAAATCAACGAACCTTAT